AATATCTTTACTGTAAACAATTTCTTGTAACATCCCTTGATAAAGGTAAGATGTATAATGGAGATCGTGGAACTATAAGAAGGCCGATGATTTATGGTGCAACTCAACATGTTCAATATAATGGTAACGAATACGATTTAGGAAGTTTTGAATTTCCATTTAGAATGGATTCGGGGACACATAATGTAGTAGAGCTGGCAGAATTTGAAACAGGAACTGTTGCAAATGCAACAATGCAGTATGTTGGATTATATGGTTATGCTGGTAGAAATATGGGTCAAGGAATGGCAATGGCTTCAACTCGTAGAAGGTCAAATAATACAGATTGGGAAGATATAGATGGAGCAACTGTCCATTCTGCGAATGGATCAAATGGTGGTATTACTCATCCAGATTTTTATTGGGCCGATGGAGTATTAAAAGTAGGAGTTAGTGCATCTCTTCAAATAACAGGAAGAATTAGAGTTACGTGGAGACAAGCCACAATACAACGACATTGGAATATATAGGAATTATAAATGGCATATTCAAAAGGTAGAAGATTAGCAGATTTAGTATCATCAACCGGTGAGGTTTCAACTTTCACTGATGCATCGATTGTACCTGCTGATTTACATGCTACACTAGATTTAACAGGTAAAACAATTACAGTAGCTACAGCTTCTGCAAGTGATAACGATACGACAGTCGCAAGTACTGCATTCGTACAACAAGAAATTGCTTCATTAGTTGATTCAGCTCCTGGTACACTCAACACATTAAATGAATTAGCTGCGGCTTTAGGCGATGATGCTAACTATGCAACTACTACTACCGCAGCTATAGCAGCAAAACTACCGTTAGCGGGTGGAACATTAACTGGAGCAGTGACAGGAACAAGTTTCACAGCACCTACTGGATTTTTAGGTGGCTCAAATGGTGGTATAAGAATTCACTCAGGTGGAACTAAGTTTTTTAATATAACAGCAGCCAATGCAGCCAGAGATAATATCATGGATATTGGTGCTTCTGATGCAAGGTTTAAAGATCTTTATTTAGGTGGAAATACCCAAATTGCTGGTAATCTAGATGTAGTAGGTCAAATAGGAGCATATAATAATCCAGGTTCATCTTGGGGAACAATGGGTCTTAGAGCAGCAGATTATACATTTAAAAATGCTGGTGGTACTGTAAAAGTTGCTATTGATTCCACGGGAAGATTATTAATTGGAGCAGACTCGGGTGATGGCTTTAATGATGATTCTATGCTTAGATTACAAAGAACAGGTGATAGAGTATTTCAACAATTTAAATGTGATGCAGACCAAAATGTTCAAATACTATTTGGTGATGTAGATGATGATGTTGAATGTTCAATTCAATACCATCCTTCTGATAAGGATTTAAGATTTACTACAGGTAATAATGCTGAAGCTTTACGTATTGATGGAAGTCAAAGAGTTTTAATAGGAGGATCATTCTCATCAATTACTCCTGAGGAAGGAGGAACTAATGCTGGGCTAGAAGTTGTTGGTTCATCATCAGGAAGATATAACGCTTTAAGATTATCGAACGCATATACTGTATCTACAGGAACAGCTTCAACAGGGATAGTCTTTGGTGCACATACTAATGGCGCAAGAGATAATGCCCTTATTGAAGTACAAAACACTGCTAATGGCGGTGATAATATAGAATTTCAGATTCACGTAAGAGATAACGCGAATAATTTAAAAAAACGTATGGCAATTAATTGGCAAGGTAATATACATTCCAATTATGATAATGCTAATGTTCAACATTATTATGGTAGTCAAGGTGGATTTATGGGTGGTAATTCCTCTCATAATATAAGAGCAGCAGGTACCCTGTTTATGTTAAACGCTGGTGGTGGTAGCAGTCAAATTGTACTTGAAATAAATGGTTCTAATAGGGGTTCAGTTAGCTCAAGTTCAAGTTCTGGTGTTTTCTCAGACAGAGACATGAAAGAGAATATACAAGATATAGAAATAGGGTTAAGTGAAGTATTACAACTAAGACCAAGAAGATTTAAATATAAGACTGGGGCTCATGAAACATACGGGTTCATAGCTCAAGAAGTAGAAACAGCAGTACCTCTTTCTGTTGATGAAATAGAATTACCTGAAGCTGATCCAGAAGCAAATAAAACAACTTTAAAAACATTAGATACAACTTCTTTAATTGCTGCTTTGGTAAAATCAGTACAAGAACTAGAAGCTAGAATAGCTACATTAGAAGGATAAATAGTAGTATGGCAATATCATATCCAATATCTTTAGTCGCAATTAACGCAGAAAATACTGCAGTAAATTCTGGGAGTTTAACTACGCTTTCACAAAATGCTATTGAAGGCCTTTCTACGCTAAATGAATCTCCTTATGCAATGAGTGAGTTTAATAATTATTCTCATGCATTTACTAGTACGTATAATAATGCAACACAAGGTGGTCAAGCAAAGGGTGGTGGAAACGTCAGAAATAGCGCAACTCCTAATACTTCAGATTGGCCTGTAGGATTTGACGGATCTGATTGGGAGGCTTATCACTTTATAACTAATCCTGGTCAGGGTGGTATAATTCTACAATTTAGGAGGAGTGGTAATCATACCTCAGGAAATACTATAGCGCTTGGATGGACATCAATCACCTCTTCTGGTACTAACTCTTGGACTATAAATCGTTCAAGTATGTCGTATAGCGCAACTTTTAGTAATAACATAACTTATGTGCTCTTTACAATCACAAGCGGCAGTTATATAGCTGCATCTGGAAGCGGAACTTATACTTTAAATGTTTAGGAAATAATATGGCAAAACTATTAACAGAAATAAATAATATACTAAGTGCACCAGAATTAGTGCGTGAAGCTGCTAAAGAAGAAGAATATTATACAAAAAATAATCATCCAGAAATTGTAGGTGAAATGGTATGTTCTATAAGTAGAGATGTGTCAAAAGATGTTGGTCCTTTAGGTTTAGGATCTCAAGAAATAGTTAATGCTTTTCAAAAAGAAACTAATAAATCTGTTTTAAGTTATAAAACGTATTTGCAATACAACACTTCTTCATCAGATACGCCATATGTGCATACTGATCAATTTTTAACTTTGAATAATGAATGGTATCCCGTAAATTATATTTGCAATGTATACCTTACACCTTCTTCTATTGCTGCAGAAAATTCTTGGTTTGAATTTTTTACAGCCGATGAATTAGATGAGTCTGCAGAAATGGAAGATTATCTTAAGCTTGAAGATAATAAAATAACTTCGATTGGTACTAAATCATTTGAATTTAATAAAGGCATTTTATTTGATTCTAGCATTCCGCATAGAAATGCTCCAATATGTAATAACTATTGGGGTACAAACGTAACAGATAGTCCATTGTGCTTTACCGTCTTTATGAATACAACTTAAAAAGAGAAATATATTATGAATTTATTGAACATTCAATTACCTAAAAATCATTTTCATACACTATTACATTTAGCTCAAAATAAACAGCATAATGTATATAGTAATTGGCATTATTCTACTAGTTATGAAAATACTTGTGGAATATATACCTTAACCGAAGAAGATAACACATTTATTCATACTGCACAAAAAGAAGAGGTAATTGAATATGTTCAAAAATTTATCGATTATTATAATATTGATATATTACAAGTTGCAGATCCTCGTAAAGCGTATTTACATACACACTTCAAAGACTTAGTCTTATATATTGGGCCAACAGAAGAAGCCGCTCGTTTAGAAACAAACAAATTATTTTCAAAAGAAATTGCAAATAAAGTCGGCATTAAAACACCTAAGATACTAAAACAAGGAAGATATTCAGATAGTGATTATGGCACTAATCTTACCTTTCCTACTATAGAAAAACCAGCTAATTTTTGGAATTCAGCTGTAAACTTATTTAATAAGAAAGATGCAGAAACAGCTATTGAATTAAGAAATCAAGGCGAGCATCCTGCATATGGACATGAATATGATGAATACTTTATAGAAGAATATATTGACGATATGATAGAAACAAATGTATTTTTTGTAATAGCCAATGGTGAATATAGAATTACTCACACACAAGAAATTATAGGAGAAAATTTAAATAAAACTATACAACAAAAGGTATGGTATTTTGGATCATATATTAAACCTTTAAAACCTGAAGTTGATATTATTGTACGAAAAGAAGCTGAATTATATTTAAAAGAAATAGCGAAGATGGGAGGCAATTACGAAGGAAGTTTTTGTGGTGCTTATACCTCTACTGGAGAATGGTATTTTTTAGAAATAAATGTAAGGCCTGATATATTTAATAGCACTCCAACTTTTATGACTGGAGAAGACTATATAAAAGGAATGTTCGAAGATATATCTTTATTTGAAAAAGCATGGGAAAATGTAATATGTGATAAACTTTTAATTACACATTCAGATCATAATACAGAATATCCATTACATTTACATGAAAAGCACAAAGTGTCTCTTCCTAATAATTTAGAATGTAAAGATAATAAATTTTATGTATCTAATTTCGCTACTGGTGGTGAAGGATGTGGCACTATAATAGCAGATCATAATATATCAAAAGAATTTATCAAAGAAATAGAAGAAACCACTACGTGGACATTTAACAAGGATCCAAATGGATAAATACGCAAAATGGTTTTGGATAATAATGGGTATTATATTTCTTGGAGCATTAGAAGATATATTTAATGAATAATTATTGGACTTATACTCCTAGTAATCATATAGATTTTAATGATAAACTGAGAGCTTTAATAGATTCTACTCCTAAGGGTAAACAATCTCAAAAACAACCTGTGAGTCATTATGATGGTTATAATCATGCTAAATCAATTAATGCAAATTATCCAGAGTTTCAAAAATCAAGACAATATTTAACATGGTATGAACCAGAAGCTCTTACTGGATATGTAGATATACCACCACCAGATATAGATGATTCAGATGACCAAATATATAAAATAAGTTTTTGGCAAAGAGTTGCTCCTTTAGTAGAAGAGTTTGCAAGAGAAGTTGCGGTTAAACCAGAAACTGGATTAAATTATCAAATTAATGTTGATATGATGTGGTTTCACAGAATGGATAACGGAGATTATGATAATTGGCATAATCATTCTTTTTGTCAATGGGTCGGGGTTTATTATATAGATTTGCCTGAAGGAAAACAAACTTTATTGCAAGATTACGAGGGTAATGTATTTCAACCAGATGTGTCGGAAGGACAATTATTAATATTCCCAGCATCATATATACATAAATCTCCAGAAGTAAATGAACGAAAAACAGTAATTAATTTTAATTTTAATGTGAGTACTAAATACACATTAGATACTATAAATAGATTAAAGGAAACACATCCTAATAACTATTTTGATAAAGATGACGGTATAAAACCATATAAATAAAAGAGAGGAACTAATAAATGAAGTTTTATAGAAATAACGATATTGATATTGATCAATTGAGAGAACAACTTATTATAGACGAAGGACAGGTAAATGAAATATATAATGACCATCTTGGTTATGCTACATTTGGCATTGGGCATCTTGTCATCGAAGGAGACCCAGAATTGGGGGCTTCGATCGGCACTCCAGTCTCAGAAGAACGTGTTGTCGAAGTCTTTAAAAAAGACGTACAAACTGTTATAGCTGATTGTAAAATATTACATGAAGGCTGGGACGGATATCCAGAAGAAGCTAAACAAGTAATAGCTAATATGATGTTTAATATGGGTAGAACTAGGCTGAGTAAATTTAAAAAGCATAACGCTGCATTAGTATGTGGTGATTGGAAAGCTGCTGCTGTAGAGGGTAGAGATTCGCGTTGGTACAAACAAGTTACGAACAGAGCAGAAAGATTGATGTCTAGACTCGAAAATATATAAATAGATATATCTAAGAGGAAAGAAATATGGCCAAACCAAATTCAAGAGCAACACTTATCTCATATTGCAAAAGAGCTTTAGGCCATCCCGTTATCGAAATTAACGTGGATGAAGATCAAGTAGATGATAGAATAGATGAAGCTTTTCAGTTTTATAATGAATACCACTCTGATGCTGTTGAAAAAATATTCTTAAAGCATAAAGTAACGGGTTCAAAATTAACGTTAACTGCTGCAGTAGCTACTAACTTTAGTGTAGGAGAAACAATTACTGGTGCAACTTCAGGCGCTCAGGCAGTTATAACAACTACGAGTGGAAGTATAATAGGATATAGTTCATTAACAGATTCAGAGACAGTTTTTGCTAATGAAGTTATTACTGGTGGAACTTCTTCTGCCTCTGCTACCATAGCTAGTATTTCGAAAGGAGATATTGAGAATGGTTATATTACTATTCCTGACCTAGTTACAAACGTAGTTAAAGTTTTTCCACTTAGCGATACCTCAGCGAGCGTAGGCTTATTTGATATTAAATATCAATTGCATATGAATGATATATATTCATTAGGATTTATGGGCAATCTGATGTCTTATGCTATATCAAAACAATGGTTAGCAATGGCAGATCTATTAGTAGATGCCGATGAAAAACATATTGATTTTAATAGACACAGAAATCAATTAAGAGTAGATATGGATTGGTCTTCTGAAATGATTGCAGATGAATCGTATTTAGTATTAGAAGCCTTTAGAATATTAGATCCAACAACATATACAGACATATACAACGATTATTATTTAAAAAGATATGCAACTGCTTTAATTAAAAAGCAATGGGGAATTAATTTATCTAAGTTTGAAGGTATGGTAATGCCAGGTGGCGTTACGTTTAATGGAAGACAAATATTAGAAGACGCAAACGAAGAAATTATTAAATTAGAAGAAGAAGCAAGATTAAATTGGGAAACACCAATAGACTTCTTAATAGGATAATATAATGGCGAGAAATGTTTATTTCTCTCAGGCTGTCAAGTCCGAGCAAAACATGTACGAAGACTTAGTCATAGAGGCATTAAGAATCTATGGACAAGATGTATATTACTTGCCTCGAAATATTATAAGTCGTAATAATGTATTAGGTGAAGATAGAGCATCTAAATTTGATGATGCATATATGATTGAAGCTTATATTGAAAATGCAGAAGGTTTTGAAGGTTCAGGAGATTTATATTCTAAATTTGGTTTAGAAATAAGAGATGACGCTACATTTATTATTTCTAAGCGACAATGGGAAAAATATGTCGGCTTTTATACACCAGATGTAGTCAAACCTCAAGAAGGAGATATAATATTCCTTCCAATGACAAATAAGTTCTTTGAAATCACATTTATAGAACACGAACAACCATTTTATCAATTAAGTAATTTACCTGTATATAAGATGCAGTGTCAATTGTTTGAATATAATGATGAAGATTTTGAAACCGGTGTTGATGCAATCGATGATGTACAAGAAACAGCATCATATATAACAACTATGAATTATACTGCAAGTGTATCAGGTGCTCATCCAGAAGTTGGAGAAACTATAACTCAAGCACTTAGTACTGATCCAGCAATAAGTGTATTCGGCGAAGTTCAAACTCT